AAATGGGACTGGACCTTAAGAGGTATTAACTCTGCTAAGATACTAAGCAAGACTGCTTCAGGAAAGTCTTGTAATATAAAGATTCAAGCTTATGATTATGAGCCTAGAGTATATGAGAACGTTCGTATGAGTAATGTAGATGCTCTACTATGGCAATATAGAGATTACGTAATTACAGCATCATAATATGGAAGATAAAGAATACGAAAACTTAGAAGCAGAGTTATCTGCAAAAGAAGATGCAGAAATGCTAATGGAGTCTGCTATTAGAAATAACTTTGATGTTCTAGTAGGTAAGAGATCTATAGGTAAGACAGAAGAAGAATTTTACTTCCATGACCCAACTAGATATCCAACAAGCGATGAAATCGATGAGATGATATCTTATTTTGAAACAACAGAAGAATACGAGAACTGTTCTTATCTTCTTCAATTAAAACAATTCAATGAAAAATAATAACTACACTTTAGACTTACACGGAAAGACTCATACAGAGGCTATGACGTTAACAGAGAACTGGGTAATGAAGCTCAGTAAAGAAGGCTCTTTTCAATTAAAAGTTATTACAGGTCAATCACCGGTAATGCAAGGAAAGATTATTAAAGAAGTATTAGAGGAATGGAACTTTAACTATTATATTCCTGCTACTAATCAAGGTATCATTGTCGTATCTTATGATCAATTTTAAGATGCAAGAATATCATTTACTCACCGCTTACAGTAAAGCTAGAAAGGTAATAGGATCTATTAAGAATCCTTTACATGTTAAGAGTACTTTAAATTATATTGTTAATTTCTATATGCTCTATGATGGCTATAATGATGGCAATACTAAAGCAATGTATGATATACTTACTAAAGAACTTAAAGCTAAAGAGTTAAGTTTATGATATTAATTTACATGCAGAGGACTATCAATTATATGCATAAACTTGATCCTGAGAACCTTACAGCATTAGCTAAGTACGGTGAACCTGAGGTAAAAGAAGCAGAGGATGGAGAAAAATACTTTACTTATAAGTTGGTTCCCATGTAGATTTTTCTTATATTAAGGTATATTAATTAAAACAAATAAAGGTTATGTTTAGAATAGATTTAGATAGAGAAATGGCCTGGGTTACTTTCTTAGGAGATGGATTTGAAAAGATATGGCACCCAGTAACAGATGCTTCCGGAAAGCAGTTAATGTGGTCAGAAGATATTATGGACTTTTGTAGAGCTCAATTTAATGTAAAGGAATGTTGGGTTTCTTTCGGAATTGCTCCTACTAGTCAAATGATAGTACAAAATTCAGTAAGAGATAACATGTAATATATGAAAGCAGAAAAACACTACCAAGAATGGCCATTGGACGAATGTCGTTTGTATTTCGATCGATATATGTCAATGATTAAAAACAAAGACGTTAAAGTTGTTCGTCAGATAATAGCCGATGAGTTCGGAAGAACTAGAAGTGCTATTGGGTTTAAAGAACGTGAAGTGATAGGAGTACTGACAGAAGGTCAAGAAGGTATCTACACTTACGGTGATAATATGATTAAGGCTACTCATGAAGCATTAAAGGCTTCCGGAATGTCTGTCAATAGGTTTAGAATGTACTTTGAATAATTAAAACTAATAAAATGATAACATTTGATAATTTATTATTCATAGCTCACCCTCATGTAAAGGGAGCTATTATGACTCAAATAAGAGGATTAAAAGAAAAAGGTGGTAAGGTTATATCTATCGTTTGCGGTACCGGTATGTACAGTACATCTCAAGCTGGTAATAGAGCTGAATGTGATAGAGTAGAAGACGCTGGATCTTTTGAAGTAATGGTAGGAGATGATGATCCAATGGGATGGTTATCAAGAGAAGATATTAATAAGATCTTAGCAGAGAACTTCTAAAGTACTGGACCAGTAGCTCAGTGGATAGAGCATCTGCCTTCTAAGCAGACGGTCATAGGTTCGAATCCTATCTGGTTCACCGGAAATAACTATGTAAGTAGTTGGATCCTATGGTTATTTTTCTTATATTTAAGTATAATAATTAAAACAAATAAAGGTTATGTCAAATTTAATTGGAACTTACAAGTACGCATCAACAGAGATCAAAGGATACTCTTTATCATCAATCGCTAAAGGAGAAAAGAATGACTGTTTTGTTAGAGCAATAGCTTCTGCTACTGATACTAACTATGATACAGCTCATAGCTTCGTTAAAGAAAAGTTTGGTCGTCCTAACGGTAAGGGTACTCCCGGTATTAATATTGCTACTCAGATGCTAAACTTCGAAGAAGCTGGTATGAGTCTTAATAATAAAGAGTACGGTATTACTGTGCTAGGTAAAGATGAAATTACTAATGCTTATAAATTGCATGGTGATATTATAAAGAGAAAGAAGACTGTTAAGTCATTTATAAAATCCTATCCTAAAGGTACGTTCATAGTTGGAGTAGCCAAGCATGCATTTACTGTAAAGGATGGAGTATTAATCGATAACGCTGGGGAAGAGTTTCGTCCAACGCGTAAGGTAGATAGTGCTTATAGAGTAGTATCAAAGAGTAGTCCAACTGAAACTCAATTAACTTTATTCTAATCAAAATGACAGGTGTTAAATTGATCAAGGAACTTGAAACTATTCAAGTACTGATGGAAGGCGGCAATAAGAAGAGAGCTCAAATGAATATTGACTTTCTTGTCCGCGATGTAAAGAGGACTTTTGGCAGAGGAGAACTAGCTGCTAAGAGTAACACTCCTAATAAATAAGATGTATGCTAGAGTTTAGTCCAATGCTTAGTCCGAGAGAAATGATTGAAGAAGGGGTCTTCGGCGGCTCATACTTTAATTATGAACTCCTAAATCAAGGAGACGGTTATAAGTACTTTAAGGAACTATTCAAAGGACTAGACTCTAAGCTACTAATCTCAGAGAAGTATAAACCTTCTAATAATGCATTTAAGATTAGATCTGGAATGGATTATAATTATTGGACTGAGATGAAATGGATTCATAAAGACGATCCTCATGGTTGGTTCGAATGGTATTGTAAGTACTATGTCGGTAGGAGACATGCTGATGACGATAGACAGATTAGACGATGGCAAGACTTCTGTGGGTATAGAGGAAGATGGAGACTTAGAATCTATAAACGTATTTGGGAAACGAATGGTGATTGGAATGTATCACCTAGAATTCAACAATCATTACTCCATTGGAGTTATAAAGTTAACAAAGAAGATTACCAGTTATGGCAAAACATGTACCTATCACAGTAGTATACACTAAGGGAGCAGGCTTTAAGAAGTATATTAAGACCTTTACAGATCTTAAATATGTAGATCCTATCATCTCTCCTAGGAGTAAGAAACTTCCTGCCAATGCAGTGATAGTAGATATAGGAGTGGGAAGTAACTTTGAACAATATTATAAAAAGAAACATAAGTTATGAAACACTTTACAAACAACGGCAAAGAGTACCTTAGGAAAGATAAGGTAAGACAGTACAGAAGTAATCAAGGGAGATCCCCTAAGCAGATGGAAGGTAACTATAAGGTCCTAGAATGGACTTTTGTAGGAGGTCTTATATTAGGAATAGTATATACAACAGGTAGAATATTAGGGCAATGGTAGAATATAAGAATAGATACGGAGATAAGTATACGTTTACTAAACAAGAGGATGGAACTATACTATGGGAAGGACCTTTCGAGCATATTAGAATAGGTTATCCGAATGTATATAAGATAGCTTATCAGCAGTACAGGAAGGATGGAGGTCAGTTAAACCAGTACGAATTCGAAGAGAAGGTACATGAGCAGATATACGATGTAGATGGTAACTGGGTAAGTAAAGGACCTATAACAGAAGATTACGGACCGATGGTATTCTCAGATACTGATAATATCAATATGGTTGACCCTTCAGGAGGACCTTATATTAAACAGCATATGAACTTAGGACAGTTTGGTAAAGAGCTTAACGGTAGATGTGTTAGTAGCTTTACTTGGAATAAAGATAAGAAAGCATATGAGCTTCAGACTTATGGAGAGTTTGATCATCTAAAAGATAGTAAACGTATAGGAGGGCTTTCAGTATAATGGGAAGGACTTACTGTGAAGAGACATCTAGCTTATACTGGGAGGTATATAATGAGATGAATAACATTAAGAAGAGTAATAAGAGCGTAGGGCATAAGAAGCGAGGGCGTTTTTCCTCACCGACGAAGTCGACACGCGCGAATTTAAATAAATAAGTTATGGATAGTAGAATACACAATGACATAGAAGAGTCAATTATAGAACAGCTAGAGGGTTGGGGTATGGACGTAGAAGCTTTGAGGGGGAGTGAGGGCGCTTCTCTCTCTTCACCGAAGGTGCCACGCGCATTTTCAACTAACGTTTCAAATGATCCTTCCAATCTAACGGAAGAAGAATGGTGTTCATATGCCGGAATGCCTTCACCTAAGGCTTATATGTAGAAGGGTACTGCGTATGTCTGAGAGTGTATGATTTTGATCAATACTAGCTATCATTACATCATAGAACTATTGAGAGACATCATCATATAAAGGCATATCCATAAGATCATACTATAGATTACACGTAAGTATATTAATAATAGGTAGTGTATATTAAAATACGTTAATAGCCGTTGCTATCTCGTGTAGGAGATACCATAGGACATACTATATAAACATCTAATTTAACATATATAGACATAGGATTCACATATAGATCAATGAGAGAATATGTAGAATAGGTGTATAGAAAGAAAGGTATAAGTGTCTATAAATTGATAAGGTAACATCACACCCGTGCCTGCCCCTAATCTTTTTTTTCTCTATATAGAATTTATTTTCCGATATCCTTACCCGGTACTATAGGCAACTTATAAAAGAATGTAATGAAAATAGGGTTATAATGGGAATACCGGAATAATGGGGGGATAGTTGTCTATATGCGTTATTTTTCTTATATTAAGGTATAATAAGAAATAAAGGTTATATGGTATATTCAGACAAAGTTAAGGCATCCAGAGCAATTTTAAAGATCATTAAGTCCATGAAGGATGGAGAGACAATTAAGTTTACATACGGTACAGGATGGAAAGGAGAGCCTAATGTATATAGTATCAATTGTTATGTAGATAAAGATGATAAGAGCTCTTATAGTATCTGGAATAGCTTTAGTGGTATGAATGTAGACTCTTTGGGTCCTACTATGGTTAAATGTTACACATATGATATGATGTCTCAGAGAACTAATTATAGCTTCCCATTATATAAGATGTTAATGGTAGGTGAGGTAGATAAAGATGAGGTCCTTTCTGACCCATTTGTTGTATAGGTAAAACCTATCATGGTAATTTATAGAGAGTCTAAATAAGAGAATTAGTTGCCTATATGAGATATTATTCTTATATTAAGGTATAAAGCAATAAAGGTTATGTATACAGTTCCAAATGAGATTAGTGAGTCAATGATTAGTGAGTTAGATCAGTACGTTGGTAAGACGTTCAGTGACAATTTTAGTAACACCGGTTGTAGTTTATGTCTTAGATTAGACAAGCCTAACAATAAGGTCTACTATCAAGAGGTGTATAGTGAGTACTCTAACTTCACAGGTAAGAATAGATTGGGTAATAAACGTACGGATGAGCTACATCATCCTACCCCAGGTCTGAATACAATGTCTTTAAGACAGTTCTATGGATGTGCAATTGGATGGATATAATATGGAGAAGGTATTAACATATATAGCTTATGGTGTGATAGGTATACTAGGCATCATAGCTGCAGCAGGCATATTAAAGGTATTGATACATATAGGCTGTATGGTCTTGTTACTTATCTTTAATCAACCAATTATAGCTCTGGTCCTCATTGTAGCTGTCCTACTCACCCTTTTCCTTGTCCCGTCTGGGAAGTAGTTGGGCAACTTGCCGGAAGCTAGACATCAAGGTGATATAACACTGACAGTATAGTTCCCTAAGGGGTTGGTAGTCTGCATGGCTCTGCCATACCTATCTGCATAATTCTGATGATTTTTAGGTGTATAGTAATATATATTTATATATTGTTTATATTAGTGTAGTTATACCTTTCTTTACCGTCCACATATTGAGAGATAATCTAGAGCCTTCTTCTACCTCTTCTACACCATGTATTACTCTACCTCCGTCAAATGTTACCACATCTCCTTTATTTAACTCTATATATGTATCAGTGTTAATAATAAAGCGTCCACCTATAGAGGCTTCTCGTATCTCTGAAACTATGGTTAAACTCGAATTATTGTCCTTATGGTGTCTTAAACTAGCTCCTTTATTGTATTCCGTTATGTTTATCCACTTTTCAGTAAAATTATAGGGAATTATAGGAAAAAAATTTTCAAGAATTTCCGTATATAGGGTACCTTTCAGTACATTATAGGCATTCCAGTCACCTCTTGGTGCGTAAACGGAGTGATTTTTGTAAGTATCCGCTACTTTGTCGCAAAATTCATGAGATAATAGGTTTTTATATACCCTATATTGCATTATAGTGAGTGTTGCTTGTACATATAGATGTCATCTATTAGATAATCTATCTTTTGTATAGCTTCAGGTAGGTTTACATTAGAAGTATCCTCTCTAATCTCTTTTAATCTCTCTATTATCTCAGTTCCCTTCATAGAAACAGCCATTTATATACGGAACTCCAGAGAATCCATGTAATTCCTAGTACAACTAGGTAGGTAATCAGGACTAACCAGTCAATTCCGTAAAATATCCGATGGGTCAACCGCTTAACCCGTGTTACAGACAGTTCTATAAGCTTCTTCATATATTTCTTCCAGTGGAACATGAGTTTCCTGTCTAATACTTTTAATTCTAGCGATTTCTTTAAATAAGTCTTCCCTCTTACCTAATTCGTACGCAGAATATACGATATCTTCTAATCTTGACATGTTCTAGCTGTTTATTTCTATTAATATATGAAGAATCGACATAGGAAACAACTAGAATTAGTAATATTTCCAATTTATTTTTTAATAATTCATATATCTTTATATAATTTATGAACTATTTATAAGAGATGCAACACTTAGATAAAAATACATTGTTCTCTATATTTGAAGCCGATGACGAAGAGGTTTACAAAGAGCATGAACTTACTGAGCTATTAGATAATCCTTACGTCCTAATGGGTATGGTGGTAAAAGGACTCAGAAACTTCGAACTTATCGATATAATGTATACTAGATCCTATAAAGAGGAGTATCTTAAGGTAAGACATAATGTAAAACATATATACTACACTAAGCTTGTTAACTATCTAGAGAGAATAGAAGATGAATGCTTTGATGATATATACTCTGTAGGAGATTCTTATGATGCCGAAGATGTAATGGATAGTATGAGAGAATTACTTACACACTTTGAGTATAAAGAAGATTACTATAAATGTAGCGTTATATTAAAATACCATAATCTAATAGCCGGTGTTATAATTAATCGAGAATTATCTGTTGATTTAATTAAAAATAGTCACTAAAATAGTTGCCTCACATAGTTATTTTTCTTATATTTAAGTATAAGTTAAAAAACAATAAAGGTTATGGCAAATTTAAACAAACACACGATCTCTAATCAAAGTCAATTCGATGATACTCTTATGTGGGTCTCAGATCTTTTCAAAGACGTTAATGGTTTCCGTCCCAGAGGGTATAACTTCCATTTATGGTCTTTTCAGGAACTTGCTGACTTCGTTACCGACCTTATGGCTATTAATATCAAGCAGGTAGAAGAGGAGAAGGCTTGGGAGAATAAAGCTATTAAGGATGTAATGTCCGTAGGAGCTGATGATAAAGAGACTGCTCTTAGATGGTTAGATCAAGCCGATGCATATTTTATGTATGGTGATGATGAATTCTATGAAGATAGCATAGAGAAGTATGGATGGGTATCTAGACATTTTGAAGCATGTTAAACTATATAACTAAATCGCGGTGCAACTTGCGCGCGTTTCGCGCGGCGGCTTCGCTTATTTTCCTATACGCCCTCACCTCTTGCACCCCCGATACCTTTATTCCTTTATGCCCTACCGGTGATTGTAATGCGTCTATCCAAGCTCCTTTTTTTAAAGATGTAAATGGATACTACCATGCTGAGTTAGATTGGTCGAGAGAGTATTTACCGTATTTTACACTTGATATAGAGGCGGATAAGACTAATGAAGAGTATTGGTATAATGACCAACCAGCAGTAGATGCTAGATTTGACACAGATACGTATTTTGTATTAGGAGATAGTATTGCTTTTGTAATTCCTTTATATACTCCTTACGGTGGATTAGAGACTTATGGAGGTTTTCCTATAGCAACGCAAGATACTATAGTTTACTTAGATCAGTTTGCAGGTACAGTAGTACCGGTAGTTCAGAATAATACTAGAGTTTACTTTGATGAGTATGAAGACGGTAGATTTGGAACTAAACGTATAGTTGGACCATTCCCTCCTTCTCTTATAGGTGATACTATTTCAGTTTATATGAGGGTTTATTGGGATGGAGGAAGTGTTTACGAAGAAAAAGATCACTATATAGAAAAATTTATTATAGAATAGTTGGAAGTTCGCGATAAGTTTAATATCTTCTATATGTTATATAATATAATTAATAAGATATAATAAAAAATATATTTAAATACATATAATATATAAATTAATATAATAATATAAATAATAATAATAAATTTTAAAAGGTTACGTATGTTAGAAGCAGAACAAATAGGTAAAAATTACGAGAAACACTTAAAAATCATTGATCATTACATTACCGATCGAAAAGAAGAGGTAAAGAAAATGATTAAACATATGGAGGATACTTATGTAATGGCTCCTGCTAGTGGTAAAACGTGGTATCATAATGCTTTTGCTGGTGGATACGTAGATCATGTTAATAGAGTAGTACAATTTGCTATAAAACAAAAGAATCTCTACCAAGAAATGGGAGGGTTAATTGATTTTACTGATGAGCAATTAGTTTTCGCTGCTCTCTTTCACGATTTAGGTAAGATGGGTGACGGTGATCAACCAAATTATATACCTCAGACAGATAAATGGAGACAGGATAAACTATCAGAGATGTATACTTACAATCCAGACCTAGATTTTATGCTTATTCCAGATAGATCTTTATTCATCTTACAGAAATTCGGTATAAAAGTAGACCAAAAGGAATATTTAGCTATCAGATGTCATGATGGAGTGTTCGATAAAGCGAATGAAGCATACTTTTTCAGTAATGTTGAGTCATCTAGACAAAAAACTTCAATTGTATCTATTCTTCATACAGCAGACTTCTTAGCTTCTAAGGTTGAATACGATATGTGGAAAGCTAAAGGAGGTTCTTCTAAACCTAAACAAGTAAAAACTAAATCTTCTACAGGAAGACCGGTAAATGCTTCTCAAGGTTTAACTAATTTACTTAAAAATATTTAATATGACTACAATATCGTACATAATTTCCGGAATATTAGTTGGAATCGTAATAGTTTTATCATATATTGTTAGAAACCTACTATACAAAGTAGAAAAATACGAAGATATATCAACAGAACAAACAGATTATCTTATTAGAATCGATAAAATTATTAGAGATTCGCAAATGCACCTGCAAAAGCTTGACGAGAAAGGGGTCTTTCAAAGCGACGATGAGGTCGGTTATTTTTTTAATAATATGAAAGATATACAAAAAGAGCTTGATACATTCAAGCTTCCTAAAAATTATGGCAAGGAAGAAAGCAAAAGCTAATTACTTCACTAAAGAGACAGAAGAATATATCGTAAGATATAATAACTCTACAGACAACGAATATAGAAATAAAATTTTCACAGAACATATTTATCTCCCATTTTATAAATTAGCGGAGAATATTATACATACGTTTAAGTTCTACTATACAGACGTCGAACAGATTGAAGACCTAAAACACGAAATCGTAGCAGTACTTACGGAAGAGAAGATTAACAAGTTTGACCCTACTAACGGAGCAAAAGCTTATTCTTATTTCGGTACTATTGTTAAGAGATGGTTAATTAATTATAATAATAAGAATTATAAACGTCTTAAACAGTTCGGCTCATTTACAGATATAGAAGAATCATTCGAACAAAGGATGGACATTGATTCACCCTCTGCTAAGAGCTTAAGTACCTTTCTAGATGAATGGATTCAAGAAACTTACGATGACCTATATGATCTATTCGATAAAGAACACGAACTTAAAATCGCAGACGCTGTACTCACAGTATTTAAAACTAGAAACGACTTAGAAATATTTAAAAAGAAAGCACTCTACATTTATATTAGAGAAATGACAGATTGTGAAACTCCAGCATTAACTAGAGTGATTAACATTCTTAAAGCTGATTGGTATGAAAAGTACCAAAACTATTACGATAGAGGTTTACTTTCTAATAATCCTTTGTAAGTCTATTTATAATAAAAAGACATGAGTTTAGATAAAGAAATATTTAAAGGAAAAACTCTATCTGACCTTTTTGGAGAAATATACGATAATTCTAAAGAAACAAAAGGACAGGTAAAATCTCTTATAAATGAACTAAAACCTCTTATTGAGAATATCGGTGACGCTACTCTTATAGTTCCTATGATAAAAGAGTATATGGAAATCGGAGTTAAAAACGATGATGCTCTAATTAAACTTGCTACAATCATACAGCGAATAGAAGCAGCAGCAGCGAAAGGAGAATCTAATGAGTTTGATTTCTCAGATCTGCAAGATCTTCTTGAAGAACAAGAGTTAGTTGAGCAAGAGTTAAAAGATACAGTAAAGACAGATTCAGAAGAAGATAATAAGTAGTATGTTCGGTACAAATTTTCATACAAAAGATACAAGCAACAGCC